AATTAGATTAAACATAGAATGAATTTCTTCAATTATTTTCTCTTGTTTATCGCTTTGTTCCTTTTGAGCCTTGTGCTCCTCTTTGTTGTTAGCCATTTCCATTTTTAGCAATTCTATTTGCTTTTCAACTTCATAGACTCTTGCCGTAACAGTAGCCCAAGCTCCACCTAAACTTATAATTATGGTGAGTATCCAACCACCGATTGTCCAAAACTCCCCCATTTTCTAATTCTTTATTTCATTATAGTAAATATTAGCTCCGATATTATTAATTTGAGAAGCTAATACAGTTCCATTTATAGTTCGCGCAACATCGATAACTTCTACGGTGTCTCCAGTTCGAATATCAATAGTATGACGAGGAAGAGATATGGTATAATCAGAAGACATGACTCCATTAGTTTCAGAACTTTTTGTTGTTATGTAGTTTCTGCAAACAGATTCTAATACAACCACTGGAACAATTACTGGAATATCACTACTACCCGTATTAGTTTCTCTCGTTATCTTTACGGTATGTGGGTGTCTCGGATTTGTAATCATCTTCTTTATGCTATTCCGTTTAGATTTCCGAAAGTAATACCGGATGATCCAGCCGACTCTCCGTACTTCTTGTAAATATCCAACGCTCTAGTTCTCAAGAAAATCCTATCACTGTTGCTAATTGTAGTTCCACCTTCAGTATGTGACCAGCCCCCATCGGAATCTTTTGCCCCAGTAACCGAACTTGGTCTTGAGGCTCCGTACATAAGCACATCGGCCAAAGCTAGCTCAAGTTTTTCAGTTGATAATTCAGATACATCTTGAAGATATAAAATACCCCTAGATATTCTTACATTATTCAAAGTCAAATCAGGAACGTCAAATGAAACTGAACCCCTGATATATAACTCGAAAGGAGTATAGAAATAGCAATCAACTGAAACATCTTCTGTTCCTGCGTCTAAATACTTTGGATTTCCAAAATACTCATTACTACCAATAACGAATTTCTTAAAAACATTTCCGGCTACAGGAGTAGCAAGTAGAGTGATAGAGACGCCATCGGCATAAACCCCAGCCCCACTGCATTCTCCTGCGCCAAATATGTTTATAGTTACGTTCATTTATTAGCTAGCAGCTTGAGAGATGTCTAAGTACAATAAATCGTTCACGTTGTTAGGAACTGGGATTCCAGTAAACTCAGCCTCAAAAGACATTGTTTCAGCAGCAGTATCAATCAATTGTTTGATTTTAACCTTACCGCCTTCTGTCACATACACCGGATTAGCAGCCGTTCCAAAAGAAGTATTAGGGAAACTCCATTGCAATTCACCAACCTTACCAGCAGGAGAAGCGACAACTACGTTATCAGCGAATCCGCGCAATTTCTTTTTCTTCATACCGCGGGTAGCAGCATCAAATGCTGAAATTGTGAAAATGTCATCAATAACTTCAATTGGAGCTATGCCAAGACCTTCAAGGTGCATAGTGATTTGAGCATCTGTTACTGCGTATTTTGTCAAGTTACTGTCTGAAACAGAACCTCCTGTAATTTGAATAGCAACAGCACTACGAGTAGATGCGTGGTTTTTCAAGGTATACCAAGTGGCTTTATTCATGCGGATTACGCCAACTGGAGTAAAATTAGTATCACCCAATTCCATCAAGTCAAGTAAATCACCGATTGGATATGCAGAAGCAGAACTCCAAGCATATTTTGTACCGTAAGTACCGAAACCAGCTTTTTTCTTATTATCAGCAGGAACTTGGAAGTCAAATTCCAAACCAACTAAACCACCACCGTTATTAACCTCCGTAGAAGTATATTTCCCGGTAGAGAAAATTTGAAGGCCAGTATAAGTAATTTGGTTGTGAATACCGGAAATCAATTTTGCTGTATTAACAATGAATTGCTCTAACAATTGAGAGTAGTTAGGCATTGCATTCATTTGCTGAATAAGCTTTTGAAGCTCGTCCATTGATTTCTCATTGGTATCGTAAGCCAATTTCATGCGAGGCATGTTTTTAGAGCTAACTTCAATAGTGTCGGTAGAAATTTTCGGAGCGTCGCCATCATAGGCAACGTAACGAGCAATTACCGGAACTGATTTTTCACCAATTGTTTGTCGGTATTCTTTGTAAACAGAACCCGGAGCTTCATCATAAAGTTGAGTCCATCTTACTTGAGAAAATTTATCTGCAAATGCGGTTTCGAAAAACACTTTCATGCTATCGAAGCCACCAGATGCAAGTGCTCCTTGTAAAAGAGCGTACATGCTAGAGTCTATAGTTCCTGTAGGGAATGCCATAATTTTTAATTTTTATTTGTTAATAATTAGTCGGCAACGTATCCGCTATTTTGAACTTCGTTAAAGTGATGTAATTCCAGCATTGGAATCGCAGCAGCTACGATAGCAGGGAGCCAAGGAGCCGTGTTTTCGTATAAATACTTTTCTCCACGAGCAAGACCGATTGAGTTTTGGTCGCCAACAATAGTATCGTCGATAGAAAGAGTATTTGGAATACAGTACAATGATTTAGATGAACCAGCAGCAGTAGCAGATGATTGAACTAAGTAAGTTCCGACTGCAACGGCATCAATGTTTGCAGTAACAACAGTGAATGAAGCTTCACCTGCTACGGTCAAGTCTAAGCTTGTTACTTCGATAGCTTTTCCGGTACCAGCTAAAGTGGATGGAAGAACCATTACAAAATTGCCGTTGTGCAATTTAGGAAGATTACCTAGCGCATATACAGTTATCTTAGTATCTGTAGAAATCACTTCTACGGCTTTTACTTTGAAAATTTTTAGCAATTTAGCAGCCTTTGTAGTGGTGTTAAATGCAAATGGACTTGCCGCAGAGATAATCTCGCCTTCTACAAGGTTTGTTTTATCAATAAGGCCACCAGATTCTAATCTTTTTGGAATCTTAACCCATACAGGGACTTGACCACCATAAGATGCAGAAGACGAATTATAGGCATTCCAGTCTTGTGACATATTTGTTTATTTTAAAGTTTAATTATTATTTTGATTCTGGTTTCTTAATCCCAGCTTTTTCAAGAGCTTTATCAACAAGTTTGTTTGAGTTATCTCTTAACTCTTTTTTGACTTCCGGCGTAACATTTCCTGCTGCAGTTGCTGGCATTTGTCCATCTCCATAAAACTCTTTATACTCAGTATTATATAGAGGCAAGACTGTTGTTTTTATTTGCTCATCTGTCATTTCATCAGTTACCTGAATTTTTGACAAAGCGACTTCCAAAACTTTCTTACTTTTACACCCAGCAGCTTCGAGTAATGAGGTAGCAGACTTCAATTTAGCTTCCGTGGCAGCTTTCTTTTGAGATTCAGTTTCTTTCAGCTCTTGAGCTTCAAATTTTTCGCGAATCTTTTTAGCCCATTCTGGTTCGTCAACTGGTGGGTTTTTTCTAGCATCCTCTTCCGCCTTAATCCTATCCGCCTCAACTTTAGCAAGTCTAGCCTTTTCAGCTTCTGCGTCAGTAACTGCTTTTGCAGCATCTGCCTTTTCCTTGCGCATATTCCCATTCATAGAAATTAATCCACCTTGAATCTGAGCAACGAAAGCATCTAATTCAACTTCTTCATTAGCGAATGTCATCAGGTTCTCTGTTGCATCGTTAATCGTTCTGTCCGAAATCTCCTGACCACCGCCAGTAGTTTTGAGAATGTTTTTGATCTTTTCAACAACAGCCTCTTTTGTAAATTTAGCCATAAAGTTCTTTTATGTTTTATTATATATTTTATGCAAAGATACAACATATTTTTTGATTACGCAACATTTTTCGTAAAAAACTTTAAAAATTCGAAAAATTTTCGTACCTTTGCATTTGAAAGCAAATAAAACGATGGGAGATATAGATGAAATTTTAAGCTACGAAGGATTTACTGTTTACTCAAATGAGTTCGCAGAACGGCTTAGAGCTGATAACATTGAGCGACTTAGACAAAAAAAGCAAATATTTAAAATGATACCTCAGTCTGGGTTTCAAGAAAACGTGTGCATTAACGAGGCTGACGTTTTATTTATTGGAGGAAAGCGTGGTGGAGGCAAAACGGCTGCTTTAATGTTCCCCCCTATATATAATATTCACAACCCACTTTTCACGGCATATGCATACAGGAAAGAAGAAGATGATTTGCGCCGTGGGATTTGGAAATGCTCTAAATCATTTTATACAAAATACGCAAATCCAACAGATTTAAAGTGGACATTTAATTCTGGAGCTACATTTGTAATGGAGCACCTTCAAAATGAATCTAAGATTGACCAGCGTATGCGTGGAGCCGAGTTAGCTATGATTGAGATTGATGAGGTAAACCTACTTCAAGCCAAAACATTTTTTACGCTCTTTGCATCAAACAGAAATACAATCGGGGTTGATAGCAAAATGTACTGTACTTGTAATCCAGTTCCGAAAAATAACTGGGTTTACAAAATGGTAAAATGGTGGATAGATGAATCCACAGGGACTATCATTAAAGAAAGATGTGGGAAAATAAGGTACTTTTTTAAGTGGGGAGATACTGTTGGTGAGATAGCGTGGGGGGATACCAAAGAAGAGGTTTACATAAAGGCAAAATCCGATATAGACAAGCTAATGAGAGCTAATCCAGAAGGAGGATACGAATCTTTAATATCTTCGTTTAGCTTCATCGAGGGGGATTTTATGGAGAATAAAATCTTAAACCTACTAGATCCCGGATATTTAAGAAAGGTTGCTACTGGCGGCT